CCAATTTGAACTTGGTCTATCAGATTTTTAACTTCTGTCTTTTTCTCAGTAATAATAGACACAATTTTATCATTTGTTTTAGAATCGATAATTAGATCACTAATACCAACACTAAAGGAGCTTTGTTTCATATATTCAGTAACAATATTTTGTAAATCATCGATAAACTGTGCTGATGCCATATTGCCGAAATCATTACAAACTCTGTGAATAAGTCCAGTAGTCCCATGTCCTAAAATTCCCTTGTCCATTTGTCCGCGAATATATTTTCCATTTATAATTTCAATAACGTTATTTGAAGTGTCTGATTTTTCTTTCTCTCCGTCGTATTGCTTGTTTTTTACCTTTAAAGATAACGGTGGCATAATTTGCGACATAATTTCAAAGCTTGATACTTTTTCATTTCTATTCTTCTTTAACGCATCCGGATTTACACGATTAAACATCATCAACAAATTCATTGCGTCTTTCTGTGTAAACTCTATGTTTTCTCTAGTGAATCTATAAGAACCAAGCATTGAATCTTGGTAAATACCGATAATTGCAGCATTATTTGCTGGACTAATAATTTGATATGGTACTGCTGCTAAATTTTTTAATTCTGACTCGGACTCCGGGTCCTGAGGCATATGTAAATTCATTTCCATGAATTTCCCTAAAGTTTCCAATAGGGACAGACTATACCTTAAGCATTATCAGGTTGATTAAACCATCATATAATACCCATAACCGTCTAGTCGTTGAACCTTCTCCATTCTCTATCATAACGAGATTAGGAGCTTGGCTGCGGATTGCCCAATCCTTTACATTTTTACCATTGGGTTCGGCTATTAACCGAGTTCCTCACAATTGTTTCCAAAAGTGAGTGGTAGTAAAGGCTCTAAGGGGTTTCCCGCAATTTGGTCATGTAGCTAAATGATTCTTTAACACTTTTATAAATTCAATAGCACTATTTTTACTTTCTTCTAATGAAATATGTATACCACCAAAATCTGCCTTACATCTATTTATATAAACATACCAACCATATTGTTCATTATATTTGTTTAAGGGTTTAATATATTTATCAAGGTCATCATCTATTTGAGTGACGTCTTTAAATCTATCAAACTTTTTGTCCTTATAATAATTAGCTACACCATTAGAAACGCGTTTTTTGCTTTCGTCACTATGAGTAAACATATGTCCACCATTTTTTAGATTATATCCAGCAGGATACAAACTATTTAGTTCTTTGATGTAATATATTTCTCTTTCATCGGCGTCTTTAATTTCACAACATTCAATCAATTCAACCACAAAATCATCAACACCATATTTTCGTATAGCATTGTTTAAAAAGTGGGATTGATTTTTCTTTGTTGAGAAAGCCTCTGAAATATGACAACGAAATCGTCCTTCGTATCCATGTGGTCTGTATCGTTTGTGATTTAAAATATGAGAAACAGCTTGTCCTACATATATTTTATTGGTCGACAAACTAATTATTTTATATATTTCACAATATCGGTCGGTTGGTTCATTTAATATAACTTTTGACAGTCTTTGGTATTTTGACAGTTCCATTAGTATACCTGTATATTTTATCTTTAAGTGCTTTTGAATTAGAATCATTAAACTAGGGAGTAACACGCTTTTCACGCTCCCTGTTGGGGACAAAATGTAATTACATATGTCTATCCCCGTCAAACGGTTGATCCCAAGGGTTTCCCAAAGGGCCGGACTGTATCTTAAGCAGATTCTGGTTGATTAGACCATCATTATCCACCGACTTCCGTTCAGTCTCTGAATGCCTTCCATATCCTTATCATAACGGATTTAGGAAGTAACACTGCGGATTATCCAATCCTTTACATTATTACCATTGGGTTCGGCTGTTAACCGAGTTCCTCACAATCGTTTCCAAAAGTGAGTGGTAGTAAAGGCTCTAAGGAACTTCCCGCAACAAGAAATCTTGCCCCAATATTGGGACTAGGGGGTAGCACGCTTTTAACGCCCCCTGTTGCCGACATTGACTAGTTGAGACTAGTTGTGATTAATATCACGTCTATCAGCATTGTATGGCTTTGTGTCCGCTACGTTCATGCGAAACGTATCTCCAACACGCATAACTTTAGCTATATGGCACATCATACTCATTCTGTGAAGCGTCGGTTGACGATTAAACAGAATAGCATCACCATCCATCATATGGCGATGAACAATATCGCCATCTTCTAAAATAATGCTTTTTCTATCTAAATAACGAAGAGTAATATTCTGTCCATTTTGTCTCTCAAGAATTTTAGCACCAGGCCACACATCAGGGCCATTTAGAACTAATTTAGTCAAGAAAGATTTATTTAGACGATTCACTACAACGGGCTTTGTAATATTTTTAGCAATTTTCATAGGAATACCAAGTTCTCTAATGGAGATATTTGGATCCGCAGTAATAACTGAACGAGCACTAAAATCTACACGCTTAGCCATTAAATTGCCTCTCATACGTCCGCCCTTTCCATTCAATCTGTCTTTAATAGATTTAAATGGTCTTCCTGATCTTTGCGCTACTGGACTTGCCCCAGGAAGTTTATTATCAACCATTGACGCAACGTGATATTGTAGAACAACGGACCAATCGTCTAGAATATTTTCAGGAGCATTATTTTGTATTTTTTCTAGCAATGTTTTATTCGTTTTTACAATATTTACCAAAATGTGTGTCAAATCATCTTCGGACCTTTGCTGAGCATCGTGCTTTACAGATGGCCTAACCGCTGGGGGTGGGACAGCCAAAACTTGACAAATCATCCAATCTGGTCTAGACCAAATAGGACTAAAGCCCATAAACGTAACATCTTCATCGGAAATTCTCTTAAATATTTTTAATACTAGTTCTGGAGTCAATGGGATAATAATAGTTGTATTTTCTCCTTCTTCATTTGTAGTTGGCCACTCAGCCGATAAATTACACATCCCTTCTTTTTTAATTTTTTTAGGCTGTAAACACCCACACCCATCTTCAATTGCTTCGCCACAACGTTTTATTCCCTTACACAGTTCAGACACATATTTCCATCTGGCCTGCGATTGCATGTTATTAGCTTGTTTATATTTTTCTTTAGAAATCAGTAATTTGCTACATTTAAAGCAAACACAACGTAATATCTTTTGAATTGTACTTAAATATTGAAGATAAAATACTGGCCGAGCCAATTCAATATGTCCGAAATAACCAGGAGTTTGCATATAGTCTAAACCATCCGTTGGGCAAATTAATCCGGGTTCCAAAACACCCATTCTAGGATCAAATAGCCCATTTATTACTGGTTTGTTGTTAATATATGCGTCCTTGCTAGTAATTTCGGCAACTGAACCCTTGCGAATTTCTTCTGGGGACAATATACTAAATTGGATGCCAATAATCTTAGAGCAGTTAATATTTTTCATATTTCCAGAATTTTTGGACATTCTTCTTATATATAACTAATAATATTTAGATTGTTTTTTAATTCAATTTTATTTTAATTAAAGAAACTAATTATATGTTTATATTTATGTACGAATAATTTAACTAATAATATTACAAATTCAAATAAAAAATTGAATATACTTAAACATATATCTATATAAACAATATAATAAGAATGCCTAGAAATAGTCAAACTAAAATGTCTAATAATAAATCTAAGAAGAGAGAGGAGCGTGTCAAAAATAAAAAACAAATCGAGTCTTCTGGCTCTTCTGATGATACTTCTGCTTCAGACGATGATAGTGAAAATGAAATGGATGCCCAAGAGTATCGTAAATTTCTTAAAGGCATATTTCCGTCAAAGCATTTATCCCAAAAAATTAAGGCTGGTGAACGAATTAAAAAAGTATTAAAAGACGAGAATTTAGAAGAGGAAGAAAGTGATGATGATTTAGAAGAAGAAAAGTGTAAAAAGGGGCAAAAAGGAAAAGAAAAAGGTAAGACTGAAAAAGGTAAGACTGAAAAAGGTAAGCCTGAAAAAGGTAAGGATATAAAAGGTAAGACTGAAAAAGGTAAGGATGTAAAAGGTAAGACTGAAAAAGGTAAGGATATAAAAGGAAAGGATATTAAAGGAAAGGCTGAAAAAGGAAAAAAGGGTAAGAAAATAGTTATTGAATCTGACGATTCTGATGGAGAGGATTTAGGGTCAGAAGATTCAGAGACAGAAGATTCAGAGACAGAAGATTCAGAGACAGAGACAGAAGATTCAGAGACAGAGACAGAAGATTCAGAGACAGAGACAGAAGATTCAGAGACAGCAGATTCAGAGACAGCAGATTCGGAAACAGATAAAAATATTAATAAAAATAAAAAGGATATACAAAAACCAAGTAAATTTAATATTGTTTTCACAATCGGAGGTCTAAAAAAAGAAGAAGAATACGATGGCGATGAATCAAATTCAGAAGATTGGGAATCATGCTCTGAATCTGAATCCGATACTGAAAATGAAGATGATCCGATTAGCGATACCGACGAAGATTCAGAAGATGAAGAGGAGTCAATAGAAGAATCAGAAGATTCGGAATGGAAACCTACAAAAAATGTTAAAAAGGAAAATAGTAAAAAGAATAAAGATAATAAAAAGACTGTAAAGAATGTTAAAAAGGAAAATAGTAAAAAAGAAAATAGTAAAAAGGTATCAGAAGAAGATATAAATAAATTAAAAAATGATCTTGACGAAAAAAAATCTGAACAAAAGGATTCTGGGGAAGACGTAATCACTATGTTAAAAGATTTACAATCAAAAAATAAAAACAATGTTCTAGTAAATGAATGTTTGAAAGTTTGTGAAAAAAAAATAGTAGTAAATAAGAAAAAGCAAGAACATAAAATTAAGCGAGAAAAGGAAAGAAATGGGCGCATTTTTAAGAGAATTTTGCGTGATAAGAATACAATGAACGATTTTGATTTTTACGATAAGCTGGAGATGGATAATCAAAAGAAAATTATTAAAGAATTAAGAGAAATTAATAAAATTACTCGTATAGAAAAGCCATATCGTTTAACTCTATTAGAGTCGGATATTCCTGTTAATTTCAAATCAGCTGCTA